GACCCATGGTGGGTCGCCTCGCGAGGATTCCTCCTCGTCCAATTTTGGCCTCATACTAGTGCAGGTTTGTACACCGATATGCCATCCAGAACTCGTAGCAGGAACTTGGGAGTAATCTCCGGTTCCGGGACTTGGTACGGGGACCCAATTGGGCCCTGGACTTATCCCACTACGAAGGATAGGATGACCGATGTTATCGGTGACTACGGGGGTAACCATCCCCTCAGTAGTCGTCGATATAGGTATGATGGGTCACTCATCTCATCCTCTCAGGGCAACCTGAAGATGGGTGGAGTTCCCTCGAATATGTATTCGTGGGATCTCGACGCCATGAGCGGTTTACCTGCTCTTTCTTCGTACACTAATCGTGTACTTAGTCAGACGGGACCATTAACGCCACGTGTGCACCTTCCTCTCTTCGTGTACGAGCTCAAGGATCTTCCTATGATGCTCAAACACGTTGGGGACCTCCTACACGGGATCAAGTCCGTTTCCGGACTTAGTCCTGTTAAAGAGGCCGCAGCAAGCACCTTAGCCTATCAATTTGGCTGGGCGCCTCTGCTGCAGGACTTGGGTAGGCTCATCGACTTCTCAGCAGCCGTCAAACGGCGTCAGACTGAGTTGGAGAAGGCCCATTCCAAGACGGGGCTACGACGTCGCATTAGTCTCGGGACCGACAACAACTACAGACAAGGAAGATCCTATATCTGGAGTAGTTACGGTCTCACTGCACGACCAACATGGCGCACGCACGAGAGTGCGGTGACATGGGCAGTCGTGTGGTGGAAAGTCCGAGATCCAAGTCAGATTGGACGTAAGCCAACTTTCAATGAGGCTTACGATACGGCCTTGGGTTTAAACCCAGGCCATATACCCATTCAGATTTGGAAGGCACTTCCTTGGTCATGGATGATAGATTGGTTCACTGACATATCAAATGTTATGACAGCCAACTACAACCTGATCTACTACAAGCCTTCTCGGCTTGCGGTAATGAGGACCAGTACCTCTATCTGTCGTCACAACCGCATGACCTTTGGAACTGACGGTGTCATTTCCGCGGGAACCATGTGGGCAACGTACAAAGACAGATGGGTAAACAATAGCCCATCTGCTGCACCAGTACTGAAGTTGCCGTTTATCGACAACTTCAAGCTGTCAATCCTTGGAAGTCTGTCCATCCTCAGAATTTCGGGGATGGGCAGGTAACTAAGGACTCAGTAGCCATGTTTGGTTCGACTATCGCTTTGACGATCGGCGGGGTTGGGCGTACGCTCAACCGCGTCAATCAGGACAACTATGGTAGCGAATACTCCTATCGTGGGAGTACCGATGCCATCGTCCTGAAGATCCGCCACACTGAAGACTCTGTCGACGGTGATGGCGTTGTCATGCTTCGCCACAATGTTTATGTGGAGAGGCAGTTCTATCCGACCTCAACGGATCCGATGAAGAAACAATCCTTCACGTTTACGATGAGGGGTGGGAAGAACGAGGCGCCTACAGCAATGAGCGATCTTGCGATCGCGGCCATTGCCTGGCTCTCGGCATCCACGAACGGAGCTCTCCTCGACATCTCTGTCGGGGTGAACTAGTTCACACCAACCACCCAAAAGGCCATACTGGTCTCAGGGTAAGGCTTACGGATAGGCAACGATAGTTAGCCTGACGGTGGATTTCTAACCCTCTGAAAGGAGCTAGAATGAATAGCCACGTCAACTTCGCTACTGGCATCTATGCTAGCATCATATCAGATGCTGCCGCTAGATGGCCCAGCCTGCGGACCTCTTTGGAGCGGGATCAATCTCGCCTCCGTAGAGATGTCAAAGCGAGAGGATTATCATACATAACGATAACTCTCCCGGCCCTTGGAAAGGCATTCGATAGAATGCTTGACCGTGGGTACCTCGACCCTGATCTGATTCCGCAAGGAATCTCAATCAAGGACCAGAGACCTCTTTATCTGAGGGAACTCTGGAACCTGGTCTTTGACGACGCGGGTGTGCTTAGGGAAGATGCTGACATCGAAGCTGTATACTTCGTAAGGCAGTTTTGTTACTGCTTCAAGAAGTATCGCCTAGAATGTAAGCCTCAATATGTGAAGGAAACTCTCGATGAGTTCTTCGCGATTGAAGCGCATCTACCAGAGCCTACGAAAGGCACGTGGGACGATAATGCCCCACGATGGTTCGAAAGGAGAGGTCACCCACTCTGGGGACCAACCCTTGAAGAGATCAGAACTGATCTTTTCGATGACCATCCTCGTCGCAGCTTACCTTGGGATAGCCTTCATGCTCTCTGCATGCGGGTCATCAAAGGTGAACTGGGACGGTTGCCTGACTGGGATCTGTTCCCAAGGCACGGTCCAGGGGCAACCTCCGATGGACAGCGGGGAGTCGTCAAGTACGACTTCCCTAACTGGCCTCGGAAGTTGAACGAAAGATTTCCCTTCGATTGGTTCGGCTCAGGGCTCATCGCCACTGAGTACGTACCAAGCGATCGGGAAGTCCCTTCTAAGCTCATTGCAGTTCCGAAGACCCAGAAGGGTCCTAGGCTTATCTGCGCAGAGCCTATTGCTCATCAATGGATCCAACAAGGGATCTGGAGATGGCTTGAAGGACAGATAGAAGCCTCGAGGTTATTGAGGCGTTCGATCTGTTTTCGCGATCAGGACAAGCAACGCAAGCTTGCCCTGAGCTCCTCCATGGACGGTAAGCTGGCGACGATAGATTTGTCGTCAGCTTCAGATAGGCTCTCATGCCGACTTGTCGAGTATGTCTTTCAGGGCTCACCGAGCATCCTGACTGGCTTACACGCTTGTCGGTCGAGGGCCTTAACGAACTCTGTGTCGGATGATCATCCTAAGATGATCAAACTTCGCAAGTTCGCGCCCATGGGCTCAGCTTGTACCTTTCCAATCCAGACGATAGTCTTCACCCTGCTTTCTGTTTGGGCTTTACGCCTTGCAGAGAGTCGGGAGTGGGACTTCCAAGGGTTGGAAGGGGACTTTGAGCGGGTCAGCGTGTTCGGGGATGATATAATCATCCCTACGCACGCTATGGAGACCATCATGCTCGTCTTAGACGAGTGCGGACTCAAGGTCAACGCCACTAAGTCTTACGGAGGTACTAACTTCCGTGAGTCATGTGGTATGGATGCTTTCAAGGGGTTTGATGTAACCCCAGCATACATCCTTGAGGCGTATGATGGTTCCCCATCCTCGATGGCCACGACGATTGAGTCGTCCAACAACTTCCACATCTGTGGATGTTGGGAAACGGCTGATGACGTCGTGTCTCAAATCCCTCTCGTTGAGAGGCAACGGATTTTTGTCCGCCGATTTGAGGAGGATGGTCCCCTGGCTCTACTTACCTTCTCCAGTGGGGTCCCCTTGGTCCAACAACTTCGTTGGGACAAGGATCTCCAGAGATGGTATAGTAGCTGGCTTACAGTAACCTCTACTGTGAAGAAAGTAAAGGGTACAGGGGAAGCCTGCCTAACTCAGTATTTTACTGAGGCCCCAGACCCGGAACTTCCGTGGTCTAGTGGGCAAGCGGGGCGCATCAAGCTAAGGAAAAGCTTGGTGCGGGTTTATGAGTAACAGCCTGATAAGCTGCCAATCATAAGGGAGGGGGGGCGTTAAGCCCCTTCCCCGGGGAAGCAC